CTTGGGTTGAAGTAGAATAACAAACCTTAAAACAAAACCCTCCAAGCCAAAAGCAAGGAGGGTATTTTATTTAATTTTATCCTACTTACATGGATATTTGTTGTACCATTCTTGATACCGTGCTCCATTTACGGAACTCCATGATGACCAGTCTTTTCCACCCTTAGTCATAAAGTGGGCTATTTGTGCATTAGTAACTGGGTTAAATAACTCAGCGTTTGAATCTAGTTCAAACTTTTTTCTGCGATCTGAACCTAATTCTTCTATCATGTTTATTTGAAACACTCCATAAGAACTATCTCCAGTTTTTGCGTTACCGTTGAAAGCGTGAGGTCTGCCATTGGACTCTGCCTTAGCCACTGCACATGCAGATCGTAAAGCGTTACCTTTGAAGCCTATAGCCTTTAATAGGTCAACCAGTTGCCCATCTGTTAAAGAATGAGCATTTTCATACTTCTCTAACTTTTTAGCCGTAGAAACCAAAAAAACCCCTTGAGGGGCTTCTGCGACCTTTACGGTAGGTTCTATTAAAGTTTTAGTTTCAAGAGCATTAGCGGCATTTAAAAATGGTGCGAATAAGCCAACCAACGCTATCAAACCTAACCAACCTGCTTTATTCCTGTCTTTCATCAAAAGTACCTCCAGAACAAGATAGCCGCCTCTCGGCAGCCTTGTATTAATTGTAGCATGATTTTGGGTTAAAAAGCAAGTTTAGATAATATTTTTTTATTTTATTTTAAATCCCGTACTTGAAAGTGGTATAATAATTATATTATGGCAGAGACCGCAACGTATGATCTTCCTTATCCCACAGACGCATCGCCTGTAGATGTTGCTGGAGATATTCAAGCATTAGCAGAGGCAATTGATGCGGTATTGCCAAGTTTAGGCTTACCATATTTTACTCACGAAGTTAGAAATAACAGTGGTGCAACTATTGCAAAAGGGACTCCAGTTTATGTAACTGGATTTTCTACTAAGACTACCGTCGCAAAATCGCTAGGAGATACACTTGCACATTTTCCTGTAATAGGATTAACAACTACAGCAATTACAAATGGTAGTGATGGTGTAGTAATTGTTTCTGGTGTTTTTAGTGGTATTGATACTTCTTCATATACCGCTGGAAATATACTTTATGTAGCAACTGCTGGAGGACTTACTACAACACAGCCTACAACTGGCTCAGGAGCCGTAGGAGTGGTTTTAAAGTCTCATGCAACAACAGGGGTTATACTTGTACTAGGATCTAAAGGTAATGGCACTTGGGGTGCAGTTAAGGCAGGATTATAATGGCAACATATAGAGGTCAAGGCTCAGATTCATTTTCAATTGGCGCAGCCCCACCAGAAGTTGCTTGGACATTAGTACGTGGAGACTCATCAGCATTTAGAGTTTATGTAACAGATGAAACAAGAACACCATTAACAATTGATAACTGGGATATCTCAATGGACATTGCTAGAAGAACAGTTAACGCAAATACTGGAGCAGTAACTTATCCAGTAATTGTTTCATTAACACCACAAGCAACAGCAGATGATGATGATGGAGAGTTTACAGTTTCACTTTCTCCAGGAGATTCTGAATTACTTGCAACAAACGATATTTTTGATATTCAACTAACAGATGCCACCAGAACTTGGACGGTATGTAAAGGAACAATCACAGTAATTGAAGATGTAACTGCTGCAGAAAGTTAATCATGCCAGTAGAACAAATAACACAGGTAGATAAGTTTAAAACCTTCATATCTCCAACCAAATATTCTAAAGTAACTGTAAAAAAAATTGGCACAATTACTGCACAAGTTGAAGGAGTTTATCCTTTTAGAGTGAGGTTTAGATCTCTTGAATTCCCTGGAATTTCTAGCGGTAACGCACCAGCAATTGGTTTAGCAGTCATTGGTAGTACGTTTCTTATTTTATGATATAATCACATATATGGCCATCATCCCAATCAGCACACTAAAAGGTAAATTTGAATCTGGTGATATTCCTACTGGACAAGATTTTGCAGATTTAATTGATACCACTTCATACCGTGCAGAAGCGCTTGGTGGAGATGGAAACAACTCATCAACCATAACTGGTATAGAAACAGCCACTGTATTTGACACAATCGATACAACTGTGTGGAGAACCATAAAGTATCTAATTCAAGTTGCACACCCTTCAACAAGTGTCTATAAAAGCACAGAAATCAACATAGTTTTTGATGGAACAAATCAAAATATAACAGAGTTTGGAACGGTATCCAATACAACAAATGCTATTGGAAATATCACTGCTAACTTAAATTCTGGTATAATAAGCATGACGGTAACCCCCGTATTAACGCCGATGACCATTAGGTATTACCGAACTGGTTTGAAAGCCTAAACCAAAGGAGAAACAAATGGCAACAGTAGATAAAGCCTTTAGAATTAAAAATGGCTTAGTTGTTGAAGGGGCTACGGCTACCATCAATACACATGATGTAATTACAAAAGAAATCTTTGACGCAAAAGGTGACTTAATAGTTGGTACAGGATCAAACACTGGTACCAGAGTTGCACTAGGAACAAACGGATATGTTCTTACAGCAGACTCATCTGAAACAAATGGAGTTAAATGGGCAGCAGCCCCAGCAGTAGGATCATTCGAAACTTCAATCGTATTTGAAGGTGCAACTGCAAATGATTTTGAAACAACACTTACAGTAACTGATCCAACAGCAGACCGTACAATTACATTTCCAGATGCAACGGGAACCGTAGTTTTTAAAGATACTACAGATACACTAACAAACAAATCAATTTCATTAAATACAAACACAATTACTGGAACAAAGGCAGAGTTTAACTCAGCAATGTCAGATGCAGACTTTGCAACAATTGCAGGTGCTGAGACTCTTACAAACAAGACTCTTACAACACCAGTAATATCATCTATTACAAATGGTGCTGCTACTTTAACATTGCCAACAAGCACTGGCACAGTAGCCCTAACATCTGACATTCCATCACTTTCAGGATATGTAACTGAATCTGGAACTCAAACCCTTATAAACAAGACGCTTACATCACCACTAGTATCTGGTTTAACTATTACAGATGGTTCAATTGTTGTAGAGGGTGCTACAGCAGATGCTCATGAGACTACCCTGTCTTTTACTGATCCGACTGCAGACAGAACCGTAACATTCCCTGATGCAGGTGGAACTGTAGCGTTTTCTGAAAACGTATTAGCACTTGCTGGTGGCACCATGACTGGTGCAATTGCAATGGGTACAAACAAGATTACAGGTCTTGGAACACCTACAGATGGAACTGACGCAGCAACAAAGGCTTATGTAGATTCAGCAGCACAAGGTATTGATTGGAAAGCATCAGTACGTGCAGCAACAACCGCTAACGTAACACTTGCTTCTGATCTAGAAAACGGAGATACTCTTGATGGAATAACTCTTGCAACTGGAGATCGTGTTCTCGTTAAGAACCAATCAACTGGTTCAGAAAACGGTATTTATGTAGTTAAAGCATCTGGTGCTCCAGATCGCTCTACTGATGCAGATACAGGTGCAGAACTTACTGCAAGTTTTGCGGTATTCGTAGAAGAAGGAACTGTTAACGCAGATTCTGGATATGTATTAACTACAGATGGCGCAATTACAGTTGGCACTACAACACTTACCTTTACTCAGTTTACTGGTTTAGGACAAGTAGTTGCTGGAGATGGTCTTTCCAAGACAGGAAATACATTAAACGTTACCGCTGGAACTGGTATTAGTATTACTGGTGATGCAGTTACAAACGATGGTGTACTTTCAATTACTGGCACAGCAAATCAAATTAGTGCAACTGCATCAACTGGTGCAATTACATTATCTGGTCCACAAGACTTACACTCAGGAGCAACACCAACATTTGCAGGAGTCAACGCAGGATCTGGAAACGTTACAGCAGGTTCCGTAACTCTTACAGATGCATTAATTGGAACTGCTACAACAAGCCTTTCAACAACAAGCGCAACTGTAGTTGACTCATGGTCAGCAACAACTTATTCATCTGCAAAATATATTGTACAAATGAAAAACGGTAGCGACATTGAAGTTCTAGAAGTTCTAGTAACTGTTAATGGAGCAAACAACGTTTACATCACAGAATATGCAGATATTCAAAGCAATGAACAAATTGGTACAACAGATGCAGATTATTTAGGTGGCAATGTTCGCCTATTAGTAACAGCAACAGATGGTACAACAGTAAAGGTTCACAAAACGCTTATTGAAGCGTAATGTGGGCTGAAGGGATAAGTGAACTTCAGTGGCAACAACTAATAAAGACTTTGTCGTTAAGGCAGGACTTAAGGTTGCTACTGGAGTTACCTTCCCAGATAATACTACACAAAGTACAGCCTCTTTAACTGTTGGTAGTACCTTTCCTGCCTCTGCATCTAATGGTCAGTTATTTTTATATACCGTGACCGAAAGAATTTATTATTATTTAAATAGTCAATGGAA